CGGAAAAGAGCCGTTTTGAAATAAAGTTTATCAAAAAGGATTTAAAAAAGAAAAAATAAAAATTTACATCATCAGCGAAGCGAAGCGTAGCTGATAAAAACCAAAAAAAGCGTATTAGTCCAAATCGGTTTTTTGACGCACAAAACTACAAACCCTGGAGTGTTTTGATATGAGTTCAATTCCTTCAGCGTTTTTGTATGTGATTGAAAAGATTAATTATTGAAGCAAAAATTGTTAAAGTATTACTTTAAATGTTGTATTATTTGCCTTTACTTTTCATTACGTTATGACAACTTGGTAGGTATACCTAAAATAGTCTTTAGTGGCAAACGCATACTATATATATAATCAGTTGCCTCCGCCCACCCGCCTCCCAAGAAAAATACTCTCTTTTTTTAAATTTGTAAATACTGCTCATTTGTACAGTATGCCTATCCAAAAAATATTTTTTACTGAAATCTCTTTTTTCTCTTGACTTGTCCGAATTTTCTGACTACTATCTAAATGTGTATCGTTTTCGGACGCTTTTTGTCAGAAAAATCTGACTAATTTCAAAATCACCATATTTTCAACTAATTACATAGTCCGATTTTCGGACGGTTGAACTTTATCCTTTTTTTTAAAAACATGTGTTTATAACTGAAGATACAATATGCCATACAAACCTGGGGAATCGGGGAATCTAAATGGCCGCCGGACAGGCAATACAGGCGGAGAACAAAAAAATTGGCTGCGTAATTTTATCGTAGCTGATATGCGCGAAGATCCGGACGCTTTTAAAGCTGAAGTGAAGGAGCTGCGCAAAAAAGACTTAGGTAAGCTATTGGAATTATTGATTAAATTGTTTCCGCGGGAGATTAACGCAAAAATAGAGAATGATTATTCGAAATATACAATCACTGATTTACGAGCAATGCTCAAAAATGCAATCGTAAACGAGAGCAAAATAGATGACGATCAATCGGATTGATTATGGTCGAATCAAATTGTCAGACGAGCAAATCAAAATCTTGTCTGAGATAAAGCGTAGAGAATACAAAGCAAATCCTTTTCTTCTTATTCGAGAATCAAAATTAAAAATCAAAGTCAAGTCAGGCCAGTACATTCCGTTTCTTTTAAATTCAATACAAAAAAAGTTGCTCGATAAAATAGAAAAGCTGTGGTTTGAGAAAAAGCCTATCAGGTTGTGGATACTCAAAGCCAGGCAGCAAGGGGTTTCTACCCTGCTAGAAGCGGTTATCTATGTACTGACTGCGCTGAGAGAGAATATTAATTCAATGATTATCTCTGACGATATTGACGGGTCAAATTATCTATTTGATATGAGCAAAAGATACCATGAAGAGGCCAAGGCGCTAGATTATTTTCTCGTGCCAGAGCCAAAGCGAAGCAATGCAAAAGAACTCGTATTTGAAGCTACACGGTCGCAAATTATGGTAGATACAGCAAAAAATATATTAGCAGGAAGAAAATACACGTTTCAGCTTTGTCATCTTTCAGAGATCGCTTTTTATGACCATCCGGACGTTTTGCTGGACGGTTTAAATCAGGCTGTACCAGAATTAGCCTATACGATGATGGTCGGAGAAACAACGGCAAACGGAGTAGGCGGTACATTTTGGCAGGAGTGGAAAAAAGCTGAGAATAGAGAGACTGCATGGATACCAATGTTTTTCGGATGGTACGAGAATTCAGAATATACGAGAGATTTTGAGAATGAGCAGGAAGAGATCAATCTCAGAGAAACTCTGGGAAAAGATACGTCATTCAACGATCACGTCGGCGAAGAGAATCAGTTAGTTGAGCAGTATAAATGCACGCTAGAGCAGTTGAATTGGCGAAGATTTACGATTAGGAATAAGTGCAGAGGAAGCCTGGATACATTTCATCAAGAGTATCCGGCATATCCGGAGCAATCGTTCTTAGTATCAGGACGTACCAGGTTTGACCGTGAACAATTACGAATCATATATGATTATGCAATGAGCCAAAAGCCTCAGATAGGCTATCTTGCATATCCGACAGAGTATCAACTTCAGACAATGCCAGAGCTACAGAAAAACCCAAACATTGTCATATTCAATCAAGACCAATCAGGGGACTGGTCGATCTGGGAAATGCCGGACTCTAGGGAGGAGTATGTCATATTTTGTGACCCCGCAGGAGGGGAGGAAGTTGAGGGAGCTCCGGAAGGTGAAAAAGGCGATTATAATACTATTGAGATATTCCGTCGAGGGAAAGATCAATTGGTTCAAGCAGCAGAGTATCGCTCTCGGATAGATCCCGACATACTAGCTGACGAGGCGTTCCTGGGATGGGAAGCATATTATGAGCCGTTTACCCTGGGGGTCGAGGTGAACAGCATAGGGAGAAGTACAGCGGATCATCTCAAACATCGTGCGCCGGTTTATCATCGTGAAATTCTTGACGAAGTGTCAAAAAAGGTCACAAAGAAGCTCGGCTGGTATACAGATATAGCCAGTCGAAAAACGATGATTGACGAGATGGCAGCAGGGATTAGAGACGGGTGGCTAGTTATTAGGTCTACAGTGTTGGCAGGTGAGGCTATGACGTTTATCAGAGATTCAAAGGGTAAGTACCAAGCTCAACAAGGCTGTTTTGATGATACGGTCATGTGCACAGCAGGAGCAATTCAAATGCATTTACGGACAAGGCGGAAAAAAGATGGATTGCAGCAGATAGACATGAAAAACACATCATTTAGGCAGCCGGGGAAGATTGAATCTCAATTTATACAAATGAAATCAAAATTAAAAAATAGATCAAAAATATGAAAAAAGTACGTCAAATAGATATAGACGACAAGGTTATTTTACGGCAAGTCGAAGATGATGTTATTCAAGACGAGGCGGATTTGTCTGAGCATATAGTCACGAATAGGCAGTATTGGGACTACATATTCAGAGCGGACGAAGACATACAATATGGAGATAGTGACCAGCCATTTAATGCTCAGTTGCCGTTGTGCAAAATGGCATTTAAGCAGATCCTCCCGCAGTTATTACAATTGATAGACAAAGCAGTTACGTTTGAAGCGACCGAAGAAGGAGATTTAGATAAGGTTCTGGTCAATCAAGAATATTTCGAGTTTTTAAAAAATGAGCAAATCAAATTTGATTTTTTCGATCAGTCGTTTTTAGTGTTATTGACCGAGGGTACGATTGTAAATCAGTTAGCCTGGGAGCGAAAAGAAAACGTTGATATTTCGGTGCAGAAGTTCCCGCTTAAAATCTCTGAAATGGTACAAGGTCAGGGCCAATTTATGGGGATGGCAAGCCAACCACAGTGGGTTGAGCGAGAGATCACGCAGGATGACATACTCAAAGAAATTGTGCCTGATGAAGGTATAAATAACGTCAAGATCAAAGAGATTGGTGAGGATCATATTCGGGTTACATACGACCAGCATGTAGACAATCAAATGACTATAGGCAGTGATCAGTGGGAAGAAAAGCGGATAGAGATAGATTTTAGTATTGATGAATTAAAGGGGGAAATAGTAGCACGGATAGAAACTCCGAAGGTCGAATATGAAGGGTGTAAGCTGATTATCAAGCCAAGAGACGGAGTGTACCATCCTGTTGACGCTGAAAATTTGCAGGAATGTAATCACGTTATTATAGATTTTATCACAACGGTTTCGGAGTTAAAAGCCAAGGCAGACAGAGGCGAATATGAAATAAATGATGATGATTGGGATAAGATTAAGGCATCGGCGAGAGACACCAGGATAGTAAAAGCCAATAGTTCAGCGTCTATAGAAAAGGATTATGAAGGCACAAGCGGAGAGCATGAGCCGCCGGAAAACATGTTAGCCATAGAGGGCAGAGAGTGCTATTATCTATGGGACGTGGACGGCAAAGGATATCAAAAGCAGGTAGTATTTACAGTATTACCGGAGGTTGACCTTGTGATTCGGAAAAAATATCTTAATGAGATATGTCCTTGGGGGATGAGGCCGATAGAGCTAGGTGTATGGCAGCCGAGGAAATATAGAATGCTGGGGGTTGGATTGGTTGAAGATATGTTGCCATTGCAGAAGTTATTGAATGATCTGTTCAACATGATACTCAATGCAGGAGCAATAGCGTTAACGCCGCCTGGGTTTTATGATCCGGCTGTGGTTGGAAGCAACCAGGGGGTAATAGAGTATGGACCTGGGAAATTAACTCCGATTCCTGGAGGATCAATAACATGGCTACCGTATCCATCGAATTTCCCTGTAGGATTTGAACTAATTAAATTTCTGTATGATTTATTCCAGCGGGGTGCGTCAACATCAGATCAAGCGCAGGGGCAACAGGGCGGAGTTAAGACAGCAACGGCAACAGTCAAGCTGATTGAAATGACATTAAGTCAGATGGGGCCGTGTATTAAGAGGGTGATGGAATGGATGGTAAGAGTTTACAAGCAATTTTGGGCAATGAATTTAACATTCATGCCTGAGAAAAGAAAATATCGGATAATGGGGCCGAATAGCGAAAAGGTATTTAAGGCTATTTCTAGGAGTGATTTAATTTACAATCCTGACATTAAGCTAAATGTAGCGATAGAAGAGTTATCGAAGGATTTCATGGTACAGGTAGCGATGCAGATAATGCAATCGATTGGCAATCCAATATTGATACAGGCGGGGATAGTCAATCAGAGGGATTTATATAATGCTCAAAAGAATTTATTGGAAAAGTTAGGGGTAAAAGATTACCATAATTATATCACTGAGCCACAGATGATAGAAAGCATAGATCCAGAGAAGGAATTTTACATGATGGTAGAGGGGCAGGAAGTTGCGACAATGCCAACGGATGATGATGTAGTGCATATGCAAAGCCATATGGAGAAGAAGAATACCGCTGGGCAGTATGTAGTGGGTCCGGAACAGTATATCCCTTTGGTGGCGAGGATAGACGGTCATATAGTATTACATCAAAATCAGCAACAACAGAAATTAATACAACAGCAACAGGCAATGATGCAGATGGCGGCAATGGCACAATCTCAGCAACAGGTGGCAGGTGGGAATAAAGGGCAGGCAGGTGGACCACAGGATCAGAATTTACAAGGGATGATCCCTCATCAGGTGATGCCTGGGCAAGAGGGGCAATTAGGGCAGGGTATGCCAATGCAGGGGATAGGTCAGATATGATATTTTTTAAAAGTCGATGTTATAATGGTGGGACGAAACATAAATATAAACCAAGGTTTACGGAAAAAGAGAATAACAAAATAAAAGAGTATCACACCAGGTTTTTTGGCAGAGACAGTAGTTCTTTGAAAGATCTTCTTTTACATAAAGAATACGTGCATGATATTTGTCAATGGTGTGGGGACATTAAAAAATAAATGTCAGATACAATATTATTCATAGGCGGGCCGTGGAATGGAGGGATAATGCCAAAGCCGGAAGATATGAAGAGGATAGAGATTCTTGGAGTTGGGCAATTTCCCTGGGGAAATTATTATGCGGGGGAGTATCAGATATCGGCGTATAAATCAGATAACGGGTTGCATTTGGCTATAGCAGAAAGTCAAAATTAGCGAGGAGATTATATTGACGGGTAAATCACAGAGTGATTTTATCAGTAGAAATGGTAAAGTAGTAGGATTTATAATTTCTTTGTTTATACTGGCAGGCTTTTTGGCGAAGCCTTTGTTATGGCCGGCAAAATTGCAGTCTGAAATTGTTAGGTTACGAGAAGAGGTTGAGCAAAATGATAAAGATATTCGGGAAGATATGAATACTGCAATTACTTTAATTCAGGAAAAAAATGAGCATAGCCAGGAATTGATCAGGAAGGATCTTGATTTTTTAAAGCAAAAGGTAGATAAAGTGGACGATATGGTAGAATTTTTGTATCGCAAGAGTGGCGGTATTGTGCAATGACTATTCAAAATGTATTTCAAAAAGTAAAATGGTTTAAGCCTTCAGAAAATTGGGGCGATATTAATAAAGTC